CAACATTCCTTTCTTCGGCAACTACGGTACCAAGTTCGGTACCACCGGCGGTACTACCGACACCGGTGTTGCTTCTCCTGGTAACCTGGGTGACTTCATCGACACCGCTATGGAGTCTGCCGATAAGGTGGCTGCTGGTTCCTACGGTCCTCAGAACGAGTACGGTGCTAACACCGAATTCAGCAAGTCCTGCGGTCTCATCTTCCAGCGCGAAGCTGCTGGCTGTGTGGAAGCTATCGGTCCTCAGGTCCAAGTGACCAGCGGCGACACCTCCGTCCTGTACCAGGGCGACGTGATCGTGGGTCGTCTCGCCATGGGCGCTGACTACCTGAACCCCGCTGCTTGCGTGGAACTGTTCGCTGGCGCTGCTTCTGGCGACGCTGCTTTTGCCTGATATTTAATCTTGGCTTATACGGGGGAGCTTCGGCTCCCCTTTTTTTTACTTTGTGATAGGTAACTATGCCCTTTCCTACTTATGCTGTGTCCACCGAACTGGATGCTGTAAATCAAATACTTAGCTCAGTGGGACAGGCACCTGTCACCACATTAGATCTACAGAACCCTGAAGTATCTATTGTACTCAACACCCTCCGGGAAATCAACAAACAAGTCCAGTCTGAAGGATGGATCTTTAACACTGAACGTGAATATACAATGTCACCAAACAGTGAGACAAGTGAGATTAAGTATCCATTCAACATGCTTCAGATTGATACCAACCAACCCTATCACAAAAATGAGTATGATGTGGTAAGGCGAGGTGGTAAATTATATGATCGTTTGAACCATACTTACACCTTTACTGGTGACATTAAAGCTGATGTAGTGTGGTACTTTGATTTCACTGACGTTCCACCTGCAATTCAAGCCTATATTACTGCCCGAGCAGCTCGCATGTGTGCTACCAAAATGGTTGGTGACCGTGAGCTGAATGGTCTTCTCCAAGAACAAGAGCTTCAAACTAGAGCTGCTGCTATTGAATACGATTGTAATCAAGGCGACTATTCTATGTTTGGATTCCGTGATGGAAAAAACTATTACAATAGCTATCAACCTTTCCAAGCATTGATGCGATGAGTACTGTAACCCAAAGGATTCCCAACTTTCTACTTGGCATTTCACAGCAACCAGATAATCGTAAGTTTCCTGGACAACTTAACGACTGTGTAAATGCTTTTCCAGACTATGCACTTGGTCTACTCAAGCGCCCAGGCGGACAATTCCAAGCTAATCTTCAAGGCGCTACTCCTGATGGTAAGTGGTTTTCAATCCTTAGGGATCCGCAGGAAAAGTATGTCGCACAATATGATGACAACGTATTCCGTGTGTGGGACCTGACTGATGGTTCCCCACGTGTTGTCGATATGGGAGATGATACAGGTGTTCCAGGTACCTGTAACCTGACTAACTATCAAACAGATCTTGATACTTATAACACTGCGGTTGAAACAACTGCTACTCGGTTAGCTGAGCTTCATGCTGCTCAAGCAGATTTCAAAGAAAAACTTGCAGGTCAAACTTCAAGTGAGCAATCTCTTTTTGAAATTAAATACTATTACACACCACCTAGTCAGCCGGAAACAGTTTTCGATCAATACTTTTACACTGGTATTCTAAAAACAGAAGCAGGTATTTACATAGTTAAAAACGCAGATACTATTGTTAGTACCTCCGCAACTCTACCTGATGGGTATCGTCTAGGAATTGAATACACTGATGAGTACCCTGTTATTGCATCACAAGGTTATCGTATCTACGAAGCTTTACAGACTGTTGCTGGTGAATACGCTGACTCATTGACGATTACTGCTGCAGGCAGTAGTTTAACTGATGGCACTTATGAAGAGCTTGAAACTGCTACAACTGGCAGCGGTCAAAACCTGACTGTTGATATTGTTGTCTCTGGTGGAGAAGTTACAACAGCAACCATTAATGCTCTTGGTTGGGATTATGTGGATGGTGATACTGTAACCCTTACTGATGCAGCGTACAGTGCTGTCAGTTTTGAATATCAATCGGATGTTCAAGAGGCTGAGACTGCGATGGGCACAGCTCAGACCAACTACGACAACGCTGTAACTGCAGAAGCTACTGCTCTTACTGACCTTAACACAGAGATTGGTAACTGTGCTATTACTACGATTCCTGCTGATGGTTATCTCAACGGTGCTACTGCTGATGACATTGAAGTTCTCACCCTGAACGATTACACCTTTGTACTTAACAAAGCACGGACTGTAGCGATGGATGCTACCACCACTGCTGCACGTCCTAACGAAGCTTTCTTTGTTACTAAAATTATCGGTCAAGGTCATTATAGGATCTTTTTGGATGGTGTTGAACGCGCCACTGACAATGGTCCTCAAGATGCTGATGAATTGATTGCTACTTTTGTATTAGCGATTAATGGTCAAACGTTTAATGGTACGACCTTCACTGCTACTGCAGTTGGTCCTGGTATGTACATTAGTGCTGACGCTCCTTTTACTATTTCTGCTGTAGGCGGTCCTGGTGAAGACTCTGTGTTTGTATTCACTGAGTCAGTGTCTAACGTTTCTGATCTACCTTTGCAGTGTCATGACGGTTACAAGGTAAAGGTTGTCAACAGTGTTGATATTGACGCTGATGACATGTACGTTGAGTTTGTTGCTGATGATGGGGCAGCCAATGGTCCAGGTGTTTGGGAAGAATCAAATGATTGGGGTATTACTTTTCAATTAGATCCCCTCACTCTTCCTCATCAATTAGTGCGCCAAGCTGATGGTTCATTTACCTTTGGTCCTATTGCGTGGGAAGACCGTTTGATCGGTGATCTAGAAACTAACCCTAATCCTAGTTTTGTCGGTGCAACAATTAACAACTTGTTCTTTTACCGTAACCGCTTAGGCTTCCTTTCTAACGAAGCAGTTGTGCTTAGTAAAGCTGGTGATTACTTCAACTTCTTTGCTACTACTGCTTTGACGGTAAGTGATGACGATCCTATTGATGTCAACGCTTCATCGGTTAAACCAGTCAACCTTCGGTACGTGAGACCTAGCAGTGCTGGTCTTGTGCTGTTTAGCGATACTGAGCAGTTCCTGATTGCTGGTAACGATGACATTCTTAGCCCTAAAACTGTTAGGATTACTGAGTTGTCAAGTTATGAGTGTGATCCAAATGTGGAGGCAGTTACCCTTGGTACCAGCCTTGCATTTATTTCTAAGACACCACTGTACAGCCGTTTGTACGAAATTGGTAACATTAGCATCACTAACCCACCAGCAATGGTTGAACAGACACAATATGTGCCTGAGTTGGTGCCTGCTACGATTACTAATATGATTGCATCACCGGCATTGTCTCTTGTTTCAATGGGTACTACCGGTAATAGTACTATTTATCAGTACCGTTTTGTACAACAAGGTGAGCAACGAGGTGCTAATACTTGGTATAAATGGGATTTGACTGGCACATTGCTTGATCAATTCTTTGACATTAGTACCTACTACGCTGTTGTTGCCAATGGTACCGATGTGTATGTTCAATCCTACGATCTTACACAAGCAAGTGAAGAGGGTTATCTAACTCTACCTACTGGAGAAAAAACGGATGTTTGTCTCGATCTTTGGCACATTAACCCTTATCGAGAGTATGACCCTGATGATGACGATTCAGACATCACTCGGATTCGTTTACCGTACGATGAAGTCAGTGGTGGTACGTTCTCTGTAGTGCTCCTAGGACGCTACATAGGCGCTGCTGACACCCTCACTAGTGCATCGGTAGGCGCAGTACTTTACCCCACCGTAGAGAGCGACGCAGACGGCTTCTACGCCGATATTGCTGGCGATTACCGTGGTCGTGATATGATCATCGGTTACACCTATAACATGGAAGTTGATCTTCCTAAGTTCTTCGTGACTCAGGTAGAAGGTCAAGCAGCTATCTCTGACTTTACCTCTGATCTTATCATTCATCGTATCAAAGTGTCTACCGGTCTTAGCGGTCCTGTTAAGTATCAAATCAGCATAACTGGTCGTCCTGAATGGAATCAAACCATTGAGGCTGTCCAGCCTTATGTGTATGATCTGAACAACGTTAACTTGTCTGCTGAGGCGGTTCACACGGTACCAATTTATCAACGTAACGAAAACCTTTCTTTGAAGATTATTGGAGACTCACCTTTGCCGGTGACTCTACTTAGTTTGAATTGGGAAGGACGGTACAAGACCGGTTTCTATAGACGATCCTAATGACTACATCCACCCGTGGTTTTACCTTTAAACCAGCTACCATTAACGACGTATTAGAACTTACCAGTCAAATGCTGGATAGGGGGTTGCAAGACTTTGAACGAGTTGGGCAGCACCCTATTCTAGAATTGGCGTTGTATATCCATGAAGATGACTCCTATCTAATCTATGGAGCTGATGGGAGTCTATATGGAGCTTATGGGGTATCTGATAATAACGGTATCTGGATACAGATGACCAATCAAGTCAAAGCCAATCCACTGACAACAGTGCGCTTTGGTAAAGCGTTAATGGAACACATTAACCGTCCTTATCTTTGGACTACTATTGATATACAAAATACTGAACTAATTAACTTAGCCAGGTATTTAGGTTTTAAGGTACTACGGGTTTTTCCGGATGGACCTGACAATGTTTACTCTATAGAGATTGTACGATTATGACAGCTTCTACACCGTTTGCGGCTGCTAAAGAAGTTACTAACGCGGGGTCTATGATCCCTGGTGTTGGCACGATGTTTGCCGCTGCTAGTTTTGGTCTGGACCTTTTTAACATGTTCAGACCTGACCCCAACGTCTACCAGAACGCATATAACGAAGCCTATAACCGTTCCATGTCTGAGTTCCAGTTGGAACAACGGAACCAACAGCGAGCCGAAATGTACGGCAAACAGTTGGAGATGGTTAAAGAGCAGATTTCTAACAACACTGAAGCAGCTTTTGAATCTTGGACTTCTGAACAGTTACGACTGAATGAGGTCTACGACAAAGCAGCTTTCCTTGGGGAAAAGTTCCTTAAACAGTTGGTAGAGTCTCAAGGCAGCGCAGCTGTTAGAGAGGTTTACGGTAAGAGCGCTCAACGTGGTGCACTTGTGTCTACCCTCGGTAACTATGGTCGCACCCGCGCTCAACTGACTAAACAACTTACTTCTGAAACTACTGCAACTCAACGTCGAATCGAGAAAACTCATCGTAGTTTGAGGATTGCAAATGACCGTGCTTTGGCTCAGGTCGCCAATCTACCTACTATGGAGTTCATGCCAAACCAACCCTACACTGACTACACTAGAGGTAGTGCACTGCAGACTGGTTTGAAAATTGCTCAAGCTGGTATTGGCGCAGGTTTGTCTGGCTGGTCACTTACTCCTAAAGGTGATACTTTCTTTGGGTTTACCAAAGCTTGATCACTACACATAAACTGCTTGTTAACAAATGAACGGATTTCAAGAACAACAGTTGTTTACCGGTGCCACGCAGAGTCAAGGCTTTGCACCTGAACAGGCAGTCGATACAACTATTGGCCTACGGGAAAATTATCAAGTTGCTAACGAAAACACTAAACGGTTTGTCGAAGCTGCTAGACTACAAAACGAGCAAAAACTTGCTAAAAAGGTTGAGCTCTATAATACTATTGGAGATCTTGTTCCTCAAGCTAAAAAGTATGGAGAACAACTTGCTAAAGCTTATTTAGATTCTCAAGCTGTTCAAGCTCAAGATGACATCATCAAATTAGGTGAGTTATCTAACTTTGGTATCACACCTGAAGAACAGTCTGGCTTTGACGCTGTGCAAGCCCAAGCGACTAAAGAAGGTATCATTGCAAACGATGCTGCTTATGAAGCTCACCTTAAAGGTGCTCCGACTGAAGCAGTTAACTACCTTAAATCGCTGCCCAGGTATCGTCAGCTTTATGCGACTCAATACTGGGTTCAACAGCAAGGGACACAATACGCTGAGTATCATCGTCAGTTTCTACTGAGAGATACAGTCTACACAGACCCACGTGATGGTACTAAATTCACCGCACAGCAGGTTGGTGGAGATCGTGTCCGTGCAGGTATTGTTGACTCTGCATCACGCAAATCTCACCTTGTTGAACAGGTTGGCATTAGCCAAACTTTTAACCCTAACAAGGTTGTTATGAGACCGTACTATCAAGCGGTTTCAAAGCAGAGTCAAGCCTATTATGATCAGGTTCAGGAAGTTAAAAACGTCCAAGATTCTACCAACATCAAAGCTTCTGCTATCCAAGACTTTACTGCTAACAAGCAATTTGCCTCTTTGATCGCTGCTAACAGCGGTCTTCGTGTTAACCAGAATGGTAAATACAAAACCTTAACTAGGGGTGAAGCTATTAGCGAAGCCTATGATGATGTGGTTAACTTGTACAAAGCTGGTCACATTAACCGTATTGAAGCTGAAAGCATCCTTAAGCAAGGAGTTCCACATGCTAAAGGTAAGAACTACGGTGAGTTTTACACTGAACGTTCTGCTGACTTTATTGATGAGCTTAACAAGGTTGACTCAGATCGGCGTAAAGCTAAGAACCTTGAAAAGGCTGATACCAAAGAACAGCTTGATGCTAATTTGGTAGATTACATTACTAATAGCTGGGATGGTAATCCTGATTCTCTTCGTGAAGCTGTTCAACAAACAGTTACCATTGCCCAGCAAAACGGCATTTACGATTACACAGGTGCTGTTGCTTCTCCTCACATTACTAATGCTAATCGTCGTGTAAAACGCGACATGTACATTGACACCTTCACACGTGCTCAAAAAGACAGGACTTTGACTGTTGCAGATCTGATGAAACCTGATGTCCCTCAAGACATCCGTCAACAGTTTATGCCTGCTGCACGTGATCAAGATGCTATTCGTTCTCGCATTCCTCCCGAAGAGGATGTTAAGTCTGACCTTACTTCTGCTTTGAGGATTGCCCTGGGCGATTCTAGCTTGGATGTGTCTATGTTGGGTCTGCGCTCCGCACGTTTCGCTGCTATGCGCCGTTACCGCCAACTGGTGGGTCAACTGTCCCAAGGCATGTCTGCTGAGGATGCACATGAAGAAGCAAAGCAGCGTGTGGAAGCTGAGATTGCCGAAGGTAAAGGCGTGTTTGCACGTGTGGATTGGACGGATAGACCAGCTGGTACTAAGGCTACTTCTTACTGGCCTGCATTTACCCCTAATCCTAACCTAAGTGAATCCGACATCTTTGATTCTAAAAAGGTTAAAGATGCTTACAACAAAGACAACACTTTAGCTGATCGTGCACCGTTGGTTCCCGTGCCTGTTCTTGAAGGTGTTGCTGCCCAAATTAGATCAGGTGTTCCCGTGGACGTTCCTCAAATTTATTATGATCTCGGTCAAGGTAATCCTACCGAACTACTCAACCGTAACTTAGCTGCTATCAACCGTCCTGAACGGATGGTTCCTACCCCCGCTAACATTATCCAAGGTACAACTACAGACCCCGGTCTAAAGCGGCTTGCACAGAAATCACGTTCGGTCTTTGATCAACAACGTGTTCAAGCAGCTGATGCAGGTGCTACCCAAGATCCTGCCTTCATGAATCCTCGTGTTGTTCAATACGTTAGTGGTGACCCCGCTATTCGTGGTATAAACACTGGTAGGATTATTTATGATGAGCGTGGTCATGGTGGCGCAAACTATCACAACCATTATGAATTTGAAACTCCTCAACAAGCACTGCAAGCTATTGCTAAATTTAAAGCAGCGGGGTTCCGAGTGACTTCCTACCTTAGAGACAACTCACGCGGACACAAAGCTGGGGTTGCTATTGACGTAGCACCGCCGCTTGACCTGCCGTACACTGATGAAGCAGAGCGTAAGTGGTCTGCAGAAGCTAATGCCGTTATCGGTTTCAATCCTTTGGAGGGCATTAAATAATGGCTGAAGAAAAGTACATTGATCCAGTAGCTCAACACGCTGATCTTTTTGATGAGCTGGTTGAAACTGGAGCAACCTATATTGAAAACGCAGAAAAGCCTGCACCTGCTGTTCCTGAGCCTACGGAAGAGCCTGCACCTACGCCTGTGCCTGAAGCACCTGTTGCTGAGGCTGAGCCTGCTCCTGAAGAAGATACCGTTACTCTTAATGGTAGGGTTTACAAAAAAGAGCACCTAGAACAAATAACTAGGCAGAACGTTTTCGGTCAACCTGTTACGGTTACTGAAATCAAACCTGAGTTTGAATCTCTTTACAAAGGTTCTGGTTTTATTTACGGTAGCGGTCAACCCGGTAAATCGCTAACCGAAGATGTCCTTGGTCACTATAATAACATGCTGCAGCAGATGAGTGCTGCTGGTATGGGTCTTATTGATTTTGGTGTTGATGCTGCTACCTCTGTTGCTAACCGAGTTGGTATTAACGCTGAGGGTATCAATCGACAGTGGGACAAACTGACTCATCTGGATGCTCCTGGCGCTCAAAAGCTACGTGAGTTTGCTTCTGTTGCTCTTCCTTCTATGTTTGCAACTGGAGCTATTGGTACACGCCTTGCTACAACTAAACTGCCCTTCCTGGCTAAGTTTGGTATTGGTGCTGGCAGTGTTGCGGCTGCTGACGCTGCAATCATCAGTGTTAGCGATGAGGGTACTAAGCCTGAGGGTGTGATTGGTAACTTGGGTATTTGGGCACCGGATCTTTTTGGTCCTAACGGTAAATACCCTATGCCTACCTACCCCGAACCTAATGACCCAGAAGCTACTGCTAAAACTCAAGCTATTAACAGGCTTGATGCTATTGGCATGAGCGTCCTTGGTGACGTCATTGGTCTTTCCTTTATGGGCGGACGTAAAGTTTTGGGCTGGTTTAAACCTAAGAATGCCGCAGCAGAAGCTTACAAAGCAGCAGAGGTTGTCAAGCACGATCCTGACACTGTGATTAAAATTGCAGAGATAGATCAAGCACTTGCAACTAATCCTAGCCAAGCTGATACTCGGGTTCTGAAACAAGAACGTGCAAAGCTAATCAAAGAGTTGGAAGATACTGGAGCATCCTCTGCTAGCACTAAAGAACCTTTGGAGCAGTACATTGAGGTTGCTGAGGAATCTCGGCGTAGTCAAATTGACGAGGAAGCTATCCTTAAACTGGAAGCTGATCCTATGATCTATGGTAACTATGTTCCTGAGATTACTCCTGGTTTGGCGTCTCCGGCTGAACTTGCACGGCAAACTATTCCTCCGGCTAACGTAGCACGGAACATGGTAGACACCGCTGCTATCAAAATGGGTGTTACTGAGGGTGATCCTGCTCCTCTGCTGTCCGGTCCTATGCTTAAGCAAGGTAACGTTCTTGGACAATCCCGTAAAGCAGTCCAAGGTCTGGCAGAAGCATCTCGTGATGCTGGTGATTTTGACGCCATGGTTGGTAAGTTTAGGATGACCAACAAGCAGATGAATGAAGGTGCTGATCAGATCTACGCCGATATTATTCGTGCTGGTGATGCTGATGAAGTCCGCCGTTTGTTTGCTGACAATAGGATGACTGTTCCTCTTGCTGACGGCACTGTGATTGATACTCTCAATCCTATGCAGAATCGTCAGGTGGGTATTGCTATCCGTGATCTAATTGATGTGTATCTTGGACGTGACGTTACTCGCACTAGCGCACGTGTGATGGATACGTTGGGTCGTGAGATTGCTACTATTGCTGACGCTCAACAGCAGTTCCGTGAGCTGGCTGATGATGATCGTATCCAAGAAATGGTTCTTGATAAGCTTGAGTTTCTCATGCAGGAACACGGTCTTAACAAGTACATCTCCGGTTGGCTGCTGCAAAACCAAGGCTGGTGGAATCGTCTGACTAAATCTGACAACCCTGGTGAACTGGCTGAACTTATTAACGAAGAGTTTACTGAAGCTCTCAACGCTAAGCACGCTGGTGTTAAGCGGTTTGTTAATGAGATCCGCCGTCTCGGTAAAGAAAACCCTGACATGGTTAAGCCTTTGTTTGAAGCGTTTGCTAACAGCAATGGTGATGTAGACACTCTTGTCAAGTACATGAAGTGGGCATCTACTCAGATTTCCCCACTGGGGATGGTGATTAGTAAAGATCCTCGCAAGATGAACATGTTTGCCCGTACTCTTTGGGGTATTGGTATGAACAATGTTCTTTCTATTGTGTCGGCTGGTAACGCCGTTAAAGGCACTGTTGCTAAAACGATTCTTCAACCTATTGAAGGTATGCTTGGTCATGGCATTGAAGCCCTTGTAGAACGCGATATTGAACCCTTGAAACGTGCCATGTATTATTATGGTGCTGTGTGGGAGACACAACGTCGTGCTTTAAAAGATGCTATTGTCCGCTCTAAAAAGGTTCATCATGATTATGATTTCCTGATGGAGCAGATCCGCTCTGACTACAAGATTGAAAAGACTAGAGACTGGGATATGCTAGATGCTGCTGCTGCTGAGTGGGAGCGTACTGGTAACTTTGGTAAGCTATATCAATACAAGTGGTTGAAGGCAAACCAAGCTGTTGCTGAGATGCCTTGGATGCGTACGGCTATGACGGCTATGAGCGGTGTTGATGCTTATGGCGATACTATTCAGGCTAATATCCTATCGCGTACGATGGCGTATGATGATGTGTTCACCAAAGCAGGTAAGGTTGATCCTGACCTGTGGCTTGAAGCTGAAAAGAAACACTACAGCACTATGTTTAATGCTGATGGTGTGCTGACTAACAAGGCAGCTAAAAATGCTTCTGGTGAAGTTGCCATGAACTTGGATGATGGTGTGGCATCGTTTGTCAATCAAGCGGTGACTGCTGTACCAGCAGCCAAGGGATTCTTTATGTTCCCCAAAACGGCAGCTAACGAAATCAAACAGAACCTGTCTTACACACCTATTGCTGCTATCCCAGGAATCAATAAGTACGGTAAAATTATCAATGCTGGGGATGACCCTGATCTTATCCGTGAGGCTCTGCTAGAGCATAACATTAAGATGGACTCTACGCCTAATGCTATGGCGATTTATAAGCGGCTTCAAGCCGAATATAAAGGTCGTATTGCTTTAGGAGGTATTACTACTATTAGCATGTACAACTATGCTATGGGTGGTAACATCCGTGGTAACGGTCCTGTTAATGCATCTGAGCGACAAAAACTCCGGGATAACTACGGTTGGCAGCCTAAAACTATTAACATTGGCGGTAAATGGGTAAGCTTTAAAGGCATCCCTATGATTGACCCGCTGTTCACGTTGATTGGTGACTTGGCTTACTACCAAAATGATATTGGTCAAGCTGCAGTTGAAGATCTGAGCGACAAGATTGCTTGGACTGTTTCTGCTACCTTTATTAATAACAACCCTCTTGCTGGTGTTGAACCGTTCTTGGCAGCTTTAAGCGGCGACGAAAATGCTTGGAACCGTATGACTGCCAATATGATCCGCACCTTTATTCCTCTATCAGGTAATTTTGGTGTAGTGAGTAATGCCATTACTTCGGCTCAAAAAGACATCTACGGTGACATGATGGGTCAAGTTAAGAACCGTCTGCCTGGTTTTTCTAGCACCCTTCCTGAGCAAATTGACTTCTGGACGGGTAAGCCGTTGAACGATATTGATAATTGGTTCTTGCGTGGTCTCAACGCCGCTAGCCCAATTAAAGTTAGCAGTGGTGGTGAGAAGTGGCGGCAATGGCTGCTGAGCACTGGTTACGACGGTATTAGCCGTCTTCGCTTCTCTTCTGAAGGTAACTATGAATATGATGCACCTACTCGTGAACGTCTGGGTCAACTGATTGGAGAGCAGCAGCTCTACAAGAAAATTGAAAAACTGATGACTAAAGAACGTTTTAACGATGAGATTAAGGAGCTTCGAGAGTTCCGTAAATCTAACGCAACGTTTGAAGAAGTCAGGATCAATAACGAAAAATCTGACCTTTACAAAGAGCTTAACCGCATTGTTAATGATGCAAAAGCTAAGGCTGAGGCTAAATTGTTTGAAGAGCGCCCTGAGATTCGTGAAGCCATCTACGGTCAGCAACAGGCTGATCTTTTGATGGGTCGCGGCGATGTTAAAGGCGCAGTTCAAGCTGCACGTACTACTGAAGAACGTGTTGAAGAGATTCGCCGTTTGGCTAATCCTTAATCCACCCATTCCCATAACTACTTAGCGTAATGGCTGTAAATCCTGAAAAGTACCATACAGGGGATGGTTCCAAAACCTCCTTTGATTTAGATTTTGAATACATTGATGAGACAGACGTTAAAGTAAGTGTTGACGGTACTGTCCGACCCACAACTGAATATTCTTTTGCCAACGCTACAACTATTCTGTTTGACACGGCACCTGATGCTGATACAGAAGTTAGAATTTATCGGGATACGAATGTTGACGAACTGAAGAGCACGTTCTTTGCGGGTTCTTCTATTCGTGCTCAAGATCTTAACCAGAACTTTGAGCAAAACAACTTTGCTGTTCAAGAGATTAAAGCTTATACTTGGGATAACGAAACGCAAACGATCCATAGTGACGAAACGTGGGTTAGCTCTGATGCTCAGATTGCTACCACCGCCGCTATGGATCAGCGGTTCCAAGATGAAGCACAGGATACGCTGACTAAAGCCGAACTGGATGCACTGAGCGATGTCATCCCCGACAACGACGATGCAGTTCCTACTACTGGCGCAGTCAAAGATTATGTCGATCACGTCATTGAAACTGACATCCTTGTCGATGGTACCGGTCTGAATAAGACTGGTGCTAGCGGTCAAGTGACGATTGGCATCAGTGCTGGGTCGGTTGACCTTGACCGTATCAAACCTGCTGACATTGTTGACTCTACGGAAACTTGGTCTGCAACTGATACTCAAGTCGCTACCACTCAAGCTATTGAGGATCGTATCGACGAAATTATTACTAATGACATTGGTACTGATGGTACTGGCATCACCGTAACTGACGATGGTGACGGTACCATTACCCTTGGTCTTGCAAACAATTCTATTGACCTTGCACGTATCAAGAATGCCGACATCATTACGTCTGGTGAAACTGATCCCGACAACGATGTTACCATTGCTACTACAGCAAAGATTGGTGACATGATTGATGTTGCCATTGCAAACGATATTACTAGCGATGGCTCTGGTGTTACTGTTACTGACGATGGTGACGGTACTATCACTCTTAGTGTTGAAGAGGGTGCTCTTAACCTTAACCGTATTAACGCCGGTAACATTGTTACTGAGTCCGAACAAGACGGTGGAGCCACTGAAAACGATACCACTATCTTTACTACTTTAGCGGCTGCTAAGCGATTTGACACCCTTGTTCAAACTGCTAACCCTGGTCTTACTGGTAACTGGGAGACTGGTAAAACTTGGCTTCAAAACGACGACGACCTTACGTTGTCTGTTTGGAATGGTACCGGTTGGGTTGCTATTACTTCTGGTGGTACGTTTACCTCACAACCTAACGTTGTTTATGTAGACAAAGCCTCTGGTGATGATAACAACAATGGTCACCGTATTAGTACGCCTAAAGCGTCTATTACAAGTGCTATTGATCAGATCAACGGAGAAATTAGCCTTTCTACTGACACTGATGAAGGGTTCAACGGTGGTTCCGGTTACGTTGATGCTACCTACAGTAATGTTAGTTTGACGCACAGCTCTGGTACTGGTATTGGTACTGGGTTGACCGCTAGTATTACTGTATCTAGTGGTGTAGTTACTGCGATTACCTTGAGTGCTGCTCAGCAGACTACTCTTGAAGAATATTCTATTGGGGATGTTCTGACTGCAAGTAACGCTGATCTTGGCGGTAGTGGCTCCGGTCTTTTGATTCCAATCACCGGTGCTGGTGATGGGCAGATTGTTGTAGTGTCTGCTGGTGTTTACCAGGAAGCTGCACCTATCCAAATCAAGCGTCGCAACGTTTCCATTATTGGTCAAGCACTGCGTAGCTGTCTTGTACACCCAACTGTTGCAACTGAAAACAACAATTTGTTTGAGTTGAATAGTGGTTCGTACATCTCTAACCTGACTCTTACTGGCGTTCAAGCTGGTACGGGTACTGGTAACACGCTTGACGCTACTCTGCCTACTACTCAAGGTTGGAACTTTGCGTTCTATGATGGTGCTTACATTGTTAAGTCTCCATACATCCAAAACTGCACTAACTTCTCCGACAGTGAGATTGATAACAGTGATTTGCTAGCACATCGTCCCCGTGGCGGTGCGGCAGGTGACACTGATTCTGCGCCTACTGGCGGTGGTATGTTGGTCAACGGTGCAACGCCTGCTGACGACAGTCCTCTCCGTTCTATGGTGGCTGACAGCTACACCCACGTTGGTCTGAATGGTCCTGGCATCCTTGTTACTAACAACGGTTATGCACAGATCACTAGCAGCTATGCATTCTTTAACAAGTACCACATTAAGTGTCTGAATGGTGGTCAAGCCAACCTGGCTGCGTCTACCACTGACTTTGGTGATCAAGCACTTGTTGCTGATGGTAAGTCTACTACTGCTATTTTTACTGCTGATTTGAGTACTGGTGCCAGCGATGGTGACATTACCTTTACCATTGATGCACCTACTGCTGATGCATCTTGGCACGGTTCTGCTACCCGCCCTCAAGGCAACATGCTAGTTGATGTGGATGGTACTATCTATCCTATTCTGTCTGCTACTGCAAACGGAAGTGGATGGGATGTGACTATTAGCCGTCCTAATCCTAACAACCGTAGTGAAAACCTTGGTCTTGATGGAGCTATTACTACTCCGCTGACTGTTTCGTTCTACCTGCGTTCTATGGTCGCTTCTAGCGGTCATACGATGGAGTACGTCGGTTCTGGTACTAACTACTCTGCATTGCCTGAGAACGGTGGTGTTCCCGACGAAACCAAACAGATCACTGAATCTAACAACGGTAAAGTTTGGACTGCTATCACCGATCACAACGGTAAGTTCAAGATTGGCGGTAACCAAACCACTGACCCGATCTTTGAAGTAGACCAACAGCTTGGCTTTGTTACCATTCCTGAAGGTTCTATTGCCTTTAACTTGCTGTCGGATTTGACTCCTCAACTTGGTGGTAACCTTGACGTTAACGGTCAAACCATCACAAGTGCTAGTAACGGTAATATCGTTATTGATCCGGATGGAACCGGTATTATTGAGCTTGGGTCAAATGTTGGGGTGGGCACGGCGACTCCGGCAAACACACTGGATGTCACATCCGCTAACACTACAATCAGCTCAACCTCTACCGGAAATAGCACTGCCAAGATTGCGCTAAACTCTAATCGGGCGGCTTCGGTCATCAATACGCAAATTCTTGGACAGTGGAACGGGAATACCGTTGCCCGTATTGATTTTATAAATGGCGCGGATGATGTCAATAAAGATGACGGTTCGATTAGCTTTCTGACTGCAAACAACTCATCCAACCCTCTGCCAAGGATGAGTATCGCCCAGAATGGCGACGTTGCTATTGACACCAACACGCTTTACGTCGATGCGACAAATAATCGCGTGGGTGTGGGGACCAGTGCGCCTGATACACGGCTAACCGTCGACAGCAGCACTATTGATCAAGCCGTCCACGTTATATCAAGTGATTCAAATGTCCGGATTAAATTGACGGACGGCGATGCCACAAATAGTGTTTTCATCGCTGGCAAAGGTGATAATCTAGCTTTCGAAACCGCCGGAAACAATGAGCGCGTCCGCATCGACTCATCGGGTCGGTTGTTGATGGGATCGCCAATCAGCTACACCACTTCTACAAGCTCTACTCTTGCACCGCTATTCCAAGTCCATAACACCGGACTTAACCAAGCCCAAATCTCAATCAATTCTTGGGCAACTGGCACTAATGCTGGTGGAAGCCTAAGTCTTTGCCGCTCAGATAGTGGCACTGTTGGTACTCACACTGCTATTGGATCTGCTGACTATCTCGGTAACATCCGTTTTTCTGGTTCGGATGGCACCAAATTTCTTGAGGGTGCAAAGATTAGCGCATACGCAGACGGCACTACTTGGGCTGAGGACGCTGGTCCCACTAACTTAGCGTTTTTCACTACTGCCACAGATACCGCAGTACAGCGGATGACAATCGACTCATCCGGCAACGTGGGGATTGGGACAGCGAATCCGGCGCTGGGTCCGCTTCACCTTCATTCTTCGGGAACAGACGCGCGCCTACACATAACAAACTCAAACACAGGGACTACTTCGTCTGATGGCTTTACTCTAGAGCAAACAAGTGCCACGACAATTTTCAACAATAGAGAATCGGGGTCCATGCGGTTCCACACTGCTGGAATTGAACGCGCCCGCTTTGACAGCTCGGGTCGCCTCTTAGTTGGCACACCTACTTCGCGTAGCAATTTCTATAACACAACCGCAAGTGCCGGTATTCAGCTGGAAGGTTCATCAACTTCGAGACGCCTTTCGATAATCTCTGACGAAAATCAGGCGACTGGACCTGCAACTATTATCTTAGGTCTTCAAAAAAGTGGCTCCGTTGGCGGAAACACTGTTGTTGGAAACGGCGACATGGTTGGCGCTGTCTCCTTCATGGGAAATGATGGATCTGAATTTGTTGAAGCCGCAACAATTATCGCTCATGTAGACGGCACTCCTGGCTCCAACGACATGCCGGGACGCCTAGTGTTCTCCACTACTGCGGATGGCGCGTCTTCTCCGACGGAGCGGCTTCGCATCAATTCCAACGGAGCTTGGGGTATTGAAGGCGCTAACTACGGCACTAGCGGTCAGGTACTGACCAGCAACGGCAACGATTCGCCAACTTGGCAAGATGCTGCTGCTGGTGGTGGTGCTGGTAGTGTCGAAGCTTGGATTGCTTTTGATGGTGGTTCTGGTTCTATTGGCACTGGCGATGGCAGTGGTAATGTAGACGGTGTTACTGATAACGGTACTGGAGATTATACGATTGATTTCACCACTGATTTAGCCAACGCTAACTACTGCGTTAGTATTGACATGGCTAATACTAATAGTGATTTTGCCAGTCTCATGCAAATAACTAGCCGTGGTGGTCCAGACTGCTGCGTTCATGGTACTACTCGTCCTACCACTGCTGCAGTAAGAGTCACTTCCTTTTTTGGTTCCAGTGGAACGGGCAACGGTGGTACTGCCGATGCTTTTATTTATGTCGCCTGTATCCTGTGATTAATTATGAGTAAAATTCTTTATCCCAATCCTGAAGGTGGCATTTGTGTTGTTCACCCAACTGGTGTAACGCCCGTTGAAGATCTTTGTCACAAGTGCATCCCTGCTGGTACGGTTTACCTAATTGTTGAAGACGACGTAATTCCTGCTGATCGCTCTTTCCGTAATGCGTGGGAGGTTGATTTTAGCAATCCTACCGGAACTAGCATTGGGCGTGAAGCCTGGTTAGCACAACAGGAGGCATCCGAATGATCAACATCAACATGACCAAAGCTAAAGAAATTCATCGTGATAAGGTGCGAGTAGTTAGAAACTATTTGCTATCTCAAAAAGACGTTGAGTTTCAACGCGCCCTTGAAACCGGTGCTGATACCTCTGCCATTGTCGCTGACAAACAGGCATTGCGTGATGCACCGGCTTCCGCCGCTATTGAGGCGGCAACAAACTCTGATGAACTTAAGGCAGCTTGGGATACTGAGCTGCTTGGACCCTCACCCTATTGATAATGGCTACTACTTACACTTGGAAAGTTGCAAACCTTGAGCGCAGCGTTGCTGACGGCAAGGTCAACACTGTTCACTACACCGTGAACGCACTGTCTGATCAAGTTGACCCTAACAGTGAGTCCGGCGGATTCTTCTCCGCTGGTGCTTACGGGTCACTTGGTTTTGACGGTGACGTGACGGTACCCTTTGCTGACCTGACTGAAGAAGTTGTGGTTGGTTGGGTCAAAGAACAGTTTGGTGCTGAAAAGGTTGCTGAGATTGAAGCAGCACTTCAAGCACAAATTGACGAAAAAGTCACTCCTACTAAGGCTGTTGGTAAGCCTTGGTAATAAACCTTTACCCCCTTTAGAACAATGATTGCACTTATCCGTCCCGTTCTTATGTCGTTCCTTAATAGCGACAAAGTGAAGCGATTGATTGTTGACCTGCTCCGCAAACTGGCTGAGCAATCTGATAACACTGTTGATGACCAAGCCGTTGATTTTATCGAGCGTGGTCTTTTCGGTGATAAGTAATGGACTTGGGAGCACCGCCGGTACTGCCGGTTCTACGGCTCCCTGAGGCGCCTTTACTACCCCGTCCGGTACTGGAGGTACC